CTGTATTTCATAATTAACTCCAAAATTGTATGAGTGCGGCTTTTACCGCGATTTTAATTTCACGCCCTAACCGCGCAGCATTCATTCCCGCTGCCGCACGAAAAATGGTAAGTGATTCACGCGCCGCATTGCTTAAACGAACCGCAAAAAATCCAGTCGTGCCTTTTATTGCCACGACGCTTTTAGTTGTTGAACCAATACGAGCAGATTTAAATCCACTCGTATTTATCGCTAAGGTCACTATCGTAATCATGCAGGAATGGCAACTTGACCGAATGCAACGTTACTCATCGGAAAACGGTCATAAACGTTGCTGAAAATTCGCAAACCTTGCTCGGTATTTAAGATTAGCCGCGCACCGTCTGTGAAAATAAAACCGTTGGCGACTGACGAATGCGCGATGTTGCCTTGCTGTGACGATAATATCGGCGCGGATAAGATATTGGTGATTGTGTTGCCGAGTGACGTAAGCGTAAAAAAGTTTGATGCCGCCGCTGATTGACGCGGTACGGCGACAATTGTGCCGCCTACTTTTGCTATTGTGATTTTTTGCATGGGCGTTAAAGCCGCCATCGAACCAACCATCGTTGAGCCAATTAACGCCATCGTGACTGGGTTGATTTGATATTGTGTCATTGCACCACCAGTGGTTGCTGCGTGAAACAGCAAAATGTTTCCCGAGTCCAACACAAATAATCCAACGTTTGCAGATATTACTTGACCGACTGTACCGCCATAAGTGACAACACCCGTTGGGTCAATTTTAACGAGTTTGAAGTTAGCCGCCGCTGCTACAGTCATCGCCATGAAGACGTTACCTGCAAAATCGGTTCGTGCGTCAGAAATCCGCACAGTTTCCGTGAATGTGGCTAGTGTTAAACTACCATACGTCGTGTCAATACTAAATGATGAGCGCAGCACACGAGAAATTATAGGCGTAGCAGTCATGGTGTAAGGCGCACACACGATATGTGTTGGTGTAACTGAAAGCGAATTTACGCCACCTGAAATTAGCAATTCGGTAGCGATGGTATCAGTACGAATGTCTAAACGGCGCAAACCTGTTGACGTGCCAAAATAAACATATCTTTCGCCGTCAAAATCAATATCGTAAAACAAACCAGTCGCTAATTCTGTTGATGCACCACTTATTGCATTGACTTTGACAAGTTTTGTGTTGCCTTGACAAATACAATAATAATTCCCCCCTGTTGATACCATAGCTTCTGGGCGCATTCCGCCGTTCACTGTGACGTTTGTAGTTAGCCAATTGATGTTTTCAAACCAGTATGTGTTAGTCGCGGATTGCGGCTTTAAATGCGTATTGAAAAGAAAATGGCTGCGGCTAACGCCATTTGACGCATAGTTTCCATCCTCATCGACAACACAGGGTAATTTACTCATCGTTGTGCCAGACGGAGCAAGGACTTTTAAACCGTAAATTTGTCCCAGGTTGATGATATTTGCTGAACTATAATCAAAAATAGGTTTGACTGGCATCATCAATCGTTTTGTCACGTCCCATCCATTTGCTACGAATTTATTGATGGCTGAACTAATTTGATACACAAAAGAAGGTGTACCCGTGCCATCTAAACTTGGATAGCTAGTCGAGCCATAATTTGCCGCGCAATTTTTTGCCGCGTTAATTCCTGTTGCACCACTTTTAAGGCGGGGCATAGAAATCAAAGTTTGGTTACTTCCTGCTAAAGCACGAGATGTAACGGATGTTGCCCCTAAATTCCAGAGTGTAGATGAAATCCAACCCCAGCAAGGGACACCTGCGGCGGCGGTATCGCCAGCATCTTCGCGTTCTGTTTCAAAAACGCCAGACCAGCACCCAGGCTCGTTGTTAATGAACGAAATAGCCGAACACCAGCGCGGCGACACAGATAAAATAAAATCACACAAATCTAAACGGAAGCCAATTGGCGCACAATCGAAAAATGTATAAGCCTCGTTAGTTGCCCAGTGTGCGACAGCATCCCATGATTCACAGGTCGATAAATTTAATTCTTGTTTAATTACATTCCAACGAAAAATTATGTTTTTGTATGAAACAGCATCCTGATTTAACGACTTAAACACTTGTGTAAAAATAATGCCTGACGTGAATGAATCGTGTAACGTCCATCCGCTTGACGCTTGCGGTGTAACGCCTGCTGCCGCTGCAAAGGTTACGCCTGAAGCCTCGCCGACAGCACTTGCTTGTGTGCCAAGCATTGCGTCTTTGACCGCATTCGTTAAGTCTGCAAACGCCGTTGTTGTTCCACTTGCTGTAATTTGAATAGTTGACTGTCCGATATATGTTGCTGCTATTGTCATATTGAATATCCTAATGTTAATTTTAAATTTTTACCGCTTGTTGCTTGCACTATGTCGGCGGTTAAATAATCCGAATCCGTCACGACTACGTTCAAATTAAATTTCTTTGCTTTGTATTCGCTCGCTGTAATCGTAATCGTGTCAATTACCACGCCATTTTTTTTGATTACGGCAATGATTTCGCTGCTCGATGATTTACCGACAGTTGCGCTAATTTGTGTGATGGTAATGGTGTTGTCGGGAGACCAGCGCACGTCACCAACGATTGGGGACAAGTCGCCGAAGAAGTTAATCGTTGCGGGTATTACGCCGACACCGCCATCAATGGCTTGTACTTGCCAGTCAGTCGTTGTGGGTAATGACGTAGTTGTTTCTGCTTTGCAGATATAACTCGCGTTTTGATAACGCACGACATCTAATTTTTTATACGTTGCGTCTGCGTTCCACTGGTCTTTAAGCACTAAACCAACGCGCCCTAAATTCACAATTGTCATGGTATATACACCGTTAATTCACCATCAACTAAAGATGGTTCAAAAATTGATAAATACTCAACGTGCAATTCGTTATCAATGACAGTGAATGTTGCAGGAACGCCGCCGCTTGAGCTGCTACCACCGCTTGAACTTCCTGCGCCAATAAGTACATCGTCATTTCTGAATTGCCGCATTGCTTTGGTTGTATTGTCATAGACAAGTGGGCGAACGATTGCCATTTTTAAGCGAGTTCAATAGGTTGTGAAAATTCAACGTTAATGCTGGTTGCACTAACACCAATGCCGATTTTTTGAACCACGTTTCCTGCGCTTGTTGGTGCGGTTGCCGTAAATCCGCCAGCCGTTGTACTCAAAAATAAATTACCCGCCGTTGCGCCTGTGACTGCCGTATTCGTGCCTTCAAACGTGACTTTCACCAACGTTGAAGCGGCAGCAGATGAGCTAACAAATCCCATTGCCTGTTTGCCATAAACGGTAGCATCGGCTTTGCGTACTTTAAAAGCCCCCGCGTCGTTCCAAACATTCACGAAATCACCTGCCGACAGTGATTCACTCGCTGTCATCATTACCGCGTCAGCACCAAAGCCTGGCGCAAAAAGTGTTTCATCTAAAAAACCCGCTTCATTTAAAACAGCCGCTTTGCCTGCATCCGCTGCACCTGCTGACGTAGTAACGCCAATGTCTTTTAGTTGTTGTTTGCCTGTTGCATCGGCGGTTAAAAACTTTTCCATTTCGTTATCCTAAAAATATCGGTGGTTGAATTTGAATGTTGATTTTTGTGTCGCTAATCGCTACGCCTAAAATTTGCAAAGTACCAACCGTTGGCGGCGTTTGGGTAATCGTGCCGTTGCTAGCTAAATAAATAAGTGAGCCGATTGTTAAGCCTGAAAAGCCGTTTAAATCGCCACCAAGTAGAATTGTTGCAGTAGCGTTTGCGTCTATTGCATATTTAGTGAAGCCTAGCGTTGCACCCGTATTTAACGAATCAGCATAGTTAATGCCGTTTGAAGTCATAGCCACCGCGCGATTGCCGCCAAGTGCTACGGTTGTTGGGTGTTCAAGCGTTGAGCCGTCGCCTTTTTCACCCTTTAAACCAGGTAAGCCAGTCACTTTAACCACGGCTTGTGGCGAATAAACTTTAACTATCGCTGTCGGATTCATTACGCAATCGCCCGTGTGACTTGTGCCAATACTTGAATCGTATCGAGCGGATTATCCCAAGGCGGTAAAAGCGTTTTGATGCCTTCGCCGTCTGCACCAGGGCGTTTAACTTGCACATCGTAAAAATAAACGCCTGCTTCAACGTTCGACATAATTGACGACGGAATGACTAAATAAATTTTGCCAAGTAACGGCGTATCACTGGCGTTATCGCCCGCAACACTTGAAAACTGCAACGCGGCTTGACTGTCTAAATCGGCGAAATCTTTTTTGAGTGTGAACCATGCTTTGTAACCCGTTAAGTCTGTCGGATTTACACCATCGTTAGCCATATCAATGCACAATGTATATTCGTCACCTTGTCGCAAATCGGGCAAATAATCTGACATTTTCTATCCTTTGCTAACAAATAAACCGCTGCCAAAGAGCGCGGCGGCTAATAATTGTAGATTCTCTTTTTGATCAGGCAGCAGTGATTGACCAAAAAATGAAATCGCCACGCCGCTAATCGCTAACCACGTTGAAGGCTCTTTGAATCGCGCAATTAACCAGTTCATTTTTTAACGTCCACTAATCGGCTATGTTTCATGTCACAAAATTCACGATCGGGCTTTGATGAAAGCAGCGTCATGATCTCGTCCAACTTTCCCATGATTTTGTCTGTTACCTTATCGAACCTTTCATTTGTCACATACGATTCGCGCGTGTCTTGAACCCAATCGCGCAATTCGTCGAGTTCTTTTTTCAGCTCGTCATTACTCTTTTGTAGCCCTGCGCTGCGCTCTTCAGATATTTTGTTATGCAGTGATACTGAACGCATCCACAACGCCAAAAACGCATTTGCAATCACGCCTACAAAACCTGCCATAACCAGCACATTGTCTGTGCTTAATTCTAAAATCATGATTCATCCTCAAAATTAAATTCTTGCCCTAAAAATAGACGTTTTTCATTATTTCTGCGACGAATCAAACCGCGTAGTTTCACGCCGCCAGCTTTTGTCCAGCGACGAAATTCAAATGACGCGCCGTGATAATCATGCGCGTTTAATTTTCGTAAAAGTGTCGATTCTTTGAGCGCGTTTGAACCTAGGTTATAAGCAAACGACACTAACGCGCCTGTTTGATTTTCGTTCAAAGGTACTTTCACAAAACGCTTAACGTCTAATTCAAATTTTTCCAAATCAAACGCCAAGAGTTTTGCGGCTTGTTTTTCAGTCAGTTCGGGGAAACGTTCATAAGCCTGCGCTTTATCCGCTTCACCTTTTAAAAACCGTGTGCCTGTTAGATTTCGCAACGCGCGACCGTAGCCAACTGTCCAAATACCCGCAGGGCATTGTTTTGGCTGTAAGCCGATGACGGTTAAATCGCCGTCATGCAAGCTCTCAAAATGTTTGATTAACTCAATCGCGCGTTCACAAATCATGTCAAACCTTAAAGCACAGTTGCCGTAAAAGACGCATTCACGCGCGTCGGTACAATCAGTGGTGCAGATTGCATCAATAAAATTCGCGCACTTGGGTCTTCTTCAACCCAGCTTTTTGGATAATACGGCAAGGCTTGAAAGCCTGCGGATTCATCACGAATTGCGCCGAACGCTTGCACACCTTGCAATTGCGAACTGGTCATTAACACCGTTCCCGCAGGTAAAATCGGTTGTTCCGCGCCGTTGTCGTCAACATACCAGCCTGCATAAACATAGATATTGAAGCCGTCAATCATGCCCATGAATACGCCACCTTCTGACACTTGCGCTTGCTGTGTCATCGTTGACATACCACGGAATAATTCCAATCGTTTTTGAACTTGCGGGTCTTCGCGGAAAACTTTCCAAACATCTGAAGTCATAATCACGTCAACAGGAATTGAACCCGATTTTTGCAGCATCGTTTGCGCCCAATCTTGCAATAAATCTAATGGCTTAACGCCTGTTTGCCCCCACTTAGCAGCACCTGTCAATGTGACAGTCAAGCTAGCGTCGCGGTTAAAATTAACGTTTGCGGTCGGATATTGTTCGCCTGTAATCGTTAATGCGGCTGTGCGTAAAACTTGCGCCGCCATGACTTCCTGACGGCGTTGAATGCGTTCAACTTGATCAATCACTTCGTTTGCTAAAATCATGCGTAAGCGATTCATGGGGTCAAGTGAGCCGCCAATAGCTTCGCCTGCTTGACGTTTAAATGGACGGTTTGCGTCAAACACGCGCTTGTCTTTAATGTAAGCGGGTTTGAATGTGTTTGTGCTGTAACCTTTGGCGTTGATGATTTGACCTGCGACAACTGGCGAAACGAAAGGCGCGAGTGAGCGGGTTTTGTCTAATACGTCAAAATGAATTTCTTCCGATTGTTCCGTTTGAATCGTGCCGAAATAGCGGGTTAATAAAAACTGCGATGGTTTAACCAGCGATTCAACAACCGCTAGCATAGTATTGGTGCTATATAAATCCACGATTTACTCCTAATTTTGACTGTTGATTAAAATGATGTTTTTCACGCGCAAGCCTTCTTTGATTGACGCGATAGTGTGACCTGTGCCAATCGTGAGTTTTTGTGCATTGAAATCGCCGCGACTGTATGCGATAGCGATTTTGTCGCCACTGCTTGCATCACAATCTTCAGCTAAAATTAAATCAGGGATTTGCGAACCATCGGATGCCGCTGAAAGGCTCAAATTGTATTTGCCGCCCGTCGTGATTTTGCCTAAAACCGCGCCGCGTACTAAGTTTTGACCGCTTACAACCGTTATTTTTTCGCCAACTAATTCATCGTGATTACCTGCTACGATGTCATTGTGCGTATAACTGGTTTGTGTATAAGATGCTGACATTTTTTTGTCCTATATATAAAGGAGTGTTATTTGCCGAATAACGCTAAAACGGCTCTCGCTTCTGCGCCTTCTTTGTCTGTTTCGCCGTCAGGTTCTGTGCCTGTGCCGACTGCGTGATTGTTCATGCCGTTCATGTGTGCAATAAAACCGTTTTGTTTTGTGCTTTCGATTGTTGACATCATCGGTGCTGCCGCGAGAATTTTTGCGGCTTGCGCTGCATTCAAATCGGTTTCGAGTGCTAGCGTTTGCGCTTGCAATTCACGACCTTTCGATTCTTCACATGACAAAATTGCCGCAATGCGCGTGCGTTCTGCGGTAACAGCATCGCTAACTAATGCCGTTGCGTTGATTGATTTAAAGCCTTCATCAAACGCGGCTTGGTACACCGCGCTGTGTTCGGCTTTCAGTGTGGATAAATCCATGTTGAACTCCATATTAAGCGAAGCGATTACCGCCTCTAGGTTTGAAATTTCGTCAGCAAAACCTGCTGACACGGCTTTATTTCCAACTAATACGCCACCGCGCAAGCTGGTAATTTGGTCACGGCTCATGCCGCGATTGGTCATAATGGATTCAATAAATACCGATTCCATGTCATCAACCATTGTTTGAATTGTTGCCCGCCCTTCGTCTGTTGCGAGGTCGGGGCGTTTGTCTGGCGCATTACTTGATACAAATTCGGTTGTGCCTGTATCTTTTTTTGAAAAGGCGGCAACCACGCCGATTGAACCCACTATTGCAGTCGAATCTAAATAAATTTTGTCGCTTGCCGCCGCAATCCAATACGCAGCAGAAGCGGCTTGACCAACGACATACGAAACGATGGGTTTATCAAACGCTTTGATTTGCGCGGAAAATTCGTTAATCATCGTGGTGTGACCACCAGGCGAATCAATTTGAAGCACGACCGCTTTCACGTTTGGATTGCTTTGCGCGGCTTGCAAATCACGCGCTAACATTTCAACGCTGTATGCGCCGCTGATTTCTGAAAACAAATTCGCGCGTGGGAATAACGCACCTTGAATCGGAATCACGGCGACGTTATCGCGGGTAATCACTTGATGGGTGTTATCTAACGGTTTGCCGCGCTCTTTTAAAACGGCTTCAAGATTGTTTTCGCCGTTTGCAATGGAATGAATGGTTTCAAGTGCCGATTGTGTGATTGCCCACGGCGTGCCGTTATTTAAAAAATCAATGACGTGTGACATTTAATTCGTTACCTTTAAAGTTTCATTGTTGTCGTTTGGGTCATCAACTTGAACGCCTAAATCCGAACCCGCGACGACAAAATCTGTTAATAATCCAAGTTCTTCCATGCGATCACGCTCACGTTTGCGTTGTTCGAGTACGTCTTCCCAATCCAAGCCCTGATCCGCGCATTCGTTTTCGAGTGTAGAAACGCCGATTTCCATTCGTAGTTTTGCGGCTTGCGATTCTTTTACCTGATCTACCCAACCACGACCCGCAAAAATCCAACGAGCGCGAGTGTAAGAATAAGCGTTACTGCTATCGTAGAAATCAGGAGCTTCAATAAATTCACGGTTCACCGCTTCTTCAAACCAAATGTTGTAAATATCGTTTAGCCAAGTATCTTGTAACCAGCGTCTACGACCTTGAAAGTAACGCCACGCTTCAAGCAATGCCGCACGCGCTGAACTGTAATTTGTTTTGGAAAAGTCTTTCATCAGCAATTCATAAGGCATATTCAAACCTGCCGAAATGTGACGCATACACGATTCCATAAAACCATTGAATGCCGTGTTGGGTCTGCCGCTGTTGTATGAAGAAACTTTTGTACCGATAGGCAAGGTTAAGAAACTGCCTGATTTGATTTTTTTACCGTTGGTTTTTTCGCTGACTTCTTTCCAATAACTGGATAAATCGTCAGTTTCAGAACCAAGTAAATTGGTGACGGCGGCAGGGTCTAAATCGGATTCAATAAACGCGGCAATTAAGGCATTCGCGGCGGCGGCGTGTAATTCACTGCCTAAATAATCGCCCGACACTTTGAATTCACGCAAAACCGCCGTGAATAATGGCTTGCCGCGTGATTGTTCTGTGCGTTCTTTGTCGAATAAGTGAATGACTTTGCGTCTGCCCCATTCTGTGAATGCAGGGATGCGTTCCCATTCTTGCACTACGCCTGAAATGTAGCGGTATTTGTCGCCAGGATGTGATTTTTGAATGTAATACGCGACGGGTGCGCCGAACTTATCAATCTCTACGCCGTTTCTGATATTTGGATTACCGATTAAATAAAGCGGGGTGCTTAAACGATCTGCTTCTATCATTTGCAAACGTGTTGCCCACTTTGAATTTGGGCGTGGTAGCCAGTGAACAATGGCAAGTGCATCGCCGTTAACGAGTGCGCCGCTTAACGCTTGTTGGGTTAAACCGAGTAAAGTTTGACTTTGCGCCGCGTCGCATTCGGTGGTGTCTGCCCACGTTGCGAATTGGTCTTCAACGCCGTTTGCCCATTCGCTTGCCCATTCTCTATCTTTGCCGAGTAAGCGGTATTTGGGTTGCGCCGATAAACGTAATTGATGACCGATAATGTTATCAAGCAGGGTTTGGCGTGCGCCGCTTGCAACGGGATGATTGCGAACTAAATCGCGCGAACGCGGTGTTAATGCCGCGAGTTCGTCTAATAAATCGGCATCGCTAGAACCCGCTGACGGAATCCAATTTGATAAGCGCGTATCGGAAACGCTCGCGCCTTGGTGTGCCGTGGCGAAACCGTAGCCACTCATAAAATCACACTCATCGGACGATGACCGCTGCCATTTTCACGCGCGACAACGTTTTGCCAGTATTGCATTTCTTTACGCAAGACTGGCAGGTCGTGTCTCGTCCATTCCCGATTGTTGAATTTAACGGTTTTACCCGCTAATGCGTCACGGTAGGCAGTGGTGATTTCGTCTAAGATGGTTTCGGCATTTGTCATAATGACTGCATTATTTAGAATGCCGCGTTTCATTTACACGCGAAAATGAAACGATATTTTAACGAGCAAAATAGCCCAAACTGAACGGGTAAAAATTCTCACGAATAATGCGGGTTTCAGCACTTTCAAAATCGCTAATAATAACCTACTATTTTATGTGGTTATTATTTGTGTCGTGTATTATTGTCGGATGTTATAACATAGCATTTGTAGTGTAAAAATAACATACGCAATCATTGCGCCTTAGCATACAATGTGCCAACACAGTAACAGCGTGGTCTGTAGCTGTTTTTAAGTTGGCATGAAAATAGATGACTTGATTTTTTAAAATTGCGATTTAAGACGCGAAAAAATGTTAAGCAATACGTCAGTATTAGATATTTTCTAAACGTCGCTTAGAGCGCGTTTTTATCGAATATCGGATTTTTGATGCCAACGGGGTGGTACACAATTGTAGGAATTTAGCGAATATGGCGCAATGCCAGTAACGGTGCGGACTGTAGCGGACTTTGTGCGAAAGGAATAAAAAACCCGCTTTTTTAAGTCGGGTTTTTTATTGTCTACTGCGTGGCTTTAGCGATTGCAGCGCGGGCTTTAGTTAGTGCGTCAATGCTTTCAGTATTGACATGAGCAACGCTAAATAAATCAATCAATGCGTCGAGCAACTCTTGCTTGTCCCTGTTCAAATCAAGCACCTGTTGTGATAACACCATTTCTAAAGTCATGATTGCACCCTTTCAAATTTTGCAAGGAAATCATCCCGCGTGCGGGTGTAATACCTATCACTGACTTTGCTGTGATATGTCACGCTGTCCACACACTCATCGTGTGAATCTTTAAAATTGCCAATTGTTGTGACAATGTAATCACACCCTGTTTTCGTGTTGTGCATCCAAACCTGCCCAACTTCAACAGTGGGTGCTGGTGGTTTAGGACGGTCAAACTTCTGGCTAGTTATTTCACCAACTCTTTGCCGTGATTTGTTTAGCCATGTAGACGTTAGAACGAGAACTTCTGCTTCTTGCGGCGCATCATTATCCCAATTCGGTTGGAATTGCTGATTATCAACAAGCAAAGACTGATAATCATCGTACAACTCTTGATACTTTTGCTGAATTTCTGAATCTGTGAAAACACGGGATTGTGTGAAGGTTTGGGTTTTAGCCCATTCTTTATACAACCCAATGTAATCACTACTCGGTGAATCCGCCCAAAATATCATAAAGCCTTCTACTTGCTCATCACTAAGCCCAACGACAACGGGTTCAATCGTCGGGTTTTGCTCAAACCAGTTTTCAACCAAATTTTTGAAACCATCTCTATTCGAGTTAATGGAATCAAATACACTCCTAGCAAATTGTTCTTTGTTCATTCTTTGCCTCCGATTAAATTGACACTGATTGAATCAGCGATTATTTTTGCTTTTCAATTTGTTGATTGATGTGAGCAAGCAACACCACGTTTTCATTTGTGTCTGTGATGCCGTGAATCGTTGCGGCGGCATCGTCAGTGATGACAATCACACTCATGTCGTCATCGTAATCGCTTAATAGTTCGCGCAAGGTTTTGACTTTCATAATAATTTTCTCTTTTCAGCTTCATCGTGAAGTTGTGAATATCGCGCTTGTTTTTCAACGTCAAACGCCAATTCTTGGTCGTTCAACAATTCGTAAATTTCTGCCAGTAATTTTATGCCTTCGTTTCCGACTGGTTTAGGCGATAGTATTTCTTCAAGTTGTTCTACTTTCATTCGTAGTTCGCCGCGTGGCTGTTTTGTTCAATTTCGATTAACTTTTGCAAATACACGCAAAAATCCATCGCTTCATCTTGTGCGTGCTGCAACCATTCAAGTTTTGTTAAATCTGTTCGTTCCATTGTCGTTTTGTACTTTTCAAAACCAAAATCAGCGCGGCTGTTGATTTTTTCGCACACGGCTCGTTCAATTCTGCTCATGTTGTTGCCTTATTGCTTCGTCTATCATGTCTTGAAAGAATCGCGCTCGTTGCGCGGATTCAAGCGGTTTAAAAGATTGATACAGCTTTTTTAATGTGCCTTTCGCATTTTTAATTGCGGCTTTAATCGTGCGATTCCACGCCGCTGGGTTCAGTTCAGAAACCAAACCAAAGTTAATTAAATCGTCACAAAACTGGTCTTTTTG